CCGTCTCGGTATCCAAGGCCAAACCCACCAACTCCGAATTTATCGCGATGGTCGCCGACAAGCTCAGGATCGAGAATCAGACAGAGGAAACGATGAATATGAGTTGATACAAAAGGATTTTTTACCTCTAGTACACCACACTTTTCGGTAGTTTTCCGATAAATTTTTTGTTGTAGTTGCAACAAATTTTTGTTTTTTATTCCGAAGAATTACGCTAAAAACAGTATAGCATGATTAAGACACACTGATAAATTGCGTGTCTTTTTTTAATGGTATATTTTATGTCTCTTTTTTTAACTCCAATTTATCACCAACTTTATTAGTTATCATCATAATTAATTATTTATTATACGTCGTTTTTTTTATCATCTGTTTCTGTTACCTCGAATAAATCCTCAACATTTAAATGTAGAGCACGAGCGATAGCAAAAAGATTATTTATGTCGAAACGCTCTTGTTTGTCAAAACGACTTATAGCGGGTTCCGGCAAATGTGCTAATTCGGCTAATTTTCTTTGATTAAAATCTGGAATAGTTTTTTGCCTCTGTCTGATTATTTTTCTCAATTTTGGTTTAGCAACAATCATTTTATCACATCCTATGCTTTAATTTTACACATTTGAAATTTGGTTATCAATAATTGTTGACATTGTACTTTCAAAATTGTAAAATCATATTTGTAAACAGAAAACAATCAGAAATCAATAACTTCAGGAGGTATCCACAATGTCCATAGTAGTTGGCAGATGGTTACAGTTGTCCAAAAGGGAACGCCTTGACCTTTTAACCCGAGCTTACAAAATGCAGCACAGAAATAATCAAAAGGGAGAACTTGCAAAATGAAAGTCTTACAACAACTTACCACAATCAATCTTATCGATCTTCCGGATGTTCCGGATGATAAACCGCTAAGCAGAGACACAATCGAGAAAATTTTAGCCGACTATGATGCATTCAATTTTAATGTCGTTGAGTCGAAAATGATTGACGGTAACGGCAAAGCTAAAACGGTCAAAGCCGACGACTGGTTTACAAAAGTAACATTAATGGATGAAGCAGGTGAAACCGTTGCTGAAGCAGTCGATTAATAATCGTATAAAATCACTTAATTTTGATCAACTTTTAGATCAATTTGAAGATGCAGTTAAAGATGCTGGAAATGTTTACTTATTCTCAGACAATCATGCAAAATGGATGGAACGCGTACTAGAAGAAGAGGAATTGAAAATGGAACTATCGCATCGTTTTAATAAGTTGAATAATGATTTTCCATACAATTTGCAAAAAGAAAATGAAAAATGACCGGTTGCCATCCGACCAAAGATAACCAACCGGCCACACTATACATCACGCCACTAGGGACATGATATTTATATTATTTATCATTGTCCCTTTTGACGCAACCAAGGGACGACTAAAAATGACACACAGAGTAATTATTGAACACACACAATTCCGCACATGGCTAGCCATAAAGCCCTATGCGTCCACACAGCGCGATAAGCACGCGCTTAAGAATAAACTCATGAAAGATATAAAATCATTCTATGCGGACAAATGGGATCGTTTAAAGCAATCTACAAGAGATGCGATTGATTTTGTCGTTTATTCATCATGTGATCGTGGTTTTTCATATGCATCAGCGCAATATCTATCTCTAAATTATCATGCGTCTGAACGCACCGTACGCCGAATCATGCGTGAATTAAACCAAGCAAGCATCATCGCTATTGCTTACCGTCGATTCTCTAATCTGAATTTGACCAAAAAGCCGGTTTATTTTCTGAGGAATCATCCTTATTTTAAGCGCTATTCTTTTTTATTTGCGGCCTGTGACCAATCTAATGACCAGACTTATGTCCATACTAAACGGCCGAAAAACGTTGATACAGCGCCCGTAGAGCCGTTAAATCAGGTTTCTAACAATGTATTAACTAATGACTTAACACTTAAAAACATGACAAAAAATAGAATCGCAAGCGCTGATAGAATCGAAGAGGTACCCGATTACATTCCGGATAAATTTGTTGAACAATACAGCTATTATCATCCGATTGACATTAAAAAGATCAATCACATGTGGCGAATAGCTAAACATCAATTTGATCGGCATAACATTGAGATTGATTATTCAACGCTCATTTGCCGCTGCTTATTTAAACTAGTTGGACAAATCAAGTTACATCGGCATATCCGAAATAAGATCGCTTACTGGACAACATTATGCAACAACACGGCACAACGACAGTATATCGATGAATTAGACGCCCTAGCTGATCCAAACGCGAATGTAGATGATCCACCAGATCATCGGCAGGTGTCAGGAGATGATCTATATTCAACCGTCCAAACTCGAACGTCGGCATGGCTCTATTCTTGATTCAATAAAGCCACATCACAAAAAATAACGTTTTATTTTAGATACACGCGATGTTTGAATATCTAGTCGATAGAATACACCTGAATATATAAAAATCGCGTAGAGAGGCGCACAGGGGCCTAGATGATGAAATGGTGGTTTCCACCTTTGAAAGGGGATGATTTCGCTATCGTTCTCACCGATAGCGGATTTTTAGGGATGATTTCGTTATTACTCTCACGCATAACGAATAATAAATCGATGATTTTATTGTGAATCTAAAGGGACGCAACAGTTGGTAATATTAACGGCGCAACTTTGCGCTGTCAGATGCTGAAGTTGTCAGTGCCTACAGTCAAGCAACCAACTAAAGTAAGAGTAGTTTTAGTGTCGGTTGAACTGACGGTATTAGTTTGACTGCCTAAATTCAATTTAGGCACCTATGCACCGCATACCTACCAATCGGATATGAAGGGTAGGAATCACTCTCGGTTAAACCGACACACTATGTTAAACATAGACCGAGGGGATGCATTTCAGGTCGCCCTCGCCGACCTGTTTTATCCTGATTTGATGGGATAGATGAGGAGCGTTCCAAAGATTCATTCTGGGCCTTTGGAAAATTAGTAGTTTGAGTATTCCTCAAATTTGGGGGGGTGGACGTTTTGACCACTCCTCAAGGGTTACCAGCAACCACCCCCAAACTGGGGGTGGCTGAAACAAAAGATGGAGGACGAGATTTCGTCCACCTAATAAAATCGCTATTTTAAAATCTACAAAATGTAGGTTTAAATGTTGATGTTTAACATTTAAAAAGCGGTGCCCCCCCCTACCTTTTAAAATCGACTATACACATCTAGAGAACGGCAATATAGGTCATACCGCAAGATATTCCCGATGTTTATTGTTTAATACTTTACATTGATAAAGTATTTCAGAGCCCCCCTTATGTTTCATTCATATAGGAACGGCGCGGTAGAGTTCCCGTACATCTTTTTTAGTTTTTCTAAACATTTATTACATATAATGGATATAAAAATCTAACCTCATCAAATTTACATTGAAAATTAAAGGGATATAACGACTTTTGAGGGTGTGCCCGTATGTTTAATCCCGTCCGCACAAAAACGGTGCAGAGACGTTAATTTTCTATTTTAAAACGATATTTACATTTTAGGTGAAATGTAGTGAATGATTTCACATAAAAAGACACAAAATCAACACATTTAATCTAGTACATTATCCTTGCAAGTTGTTGCGAATAAGAATATACTAATACTAGGGTTGTCTATAAGATTACACAAAAATCTATTTTATCTTATTGTCAACCTTACAATGCAAAGTATACAGGAGGCGATCGATAAAAGCAATAGATTTCAGGAAATTTAATAGAAAAAGTTGTTGACAGGTGCGGGCATTAGTGATCGGTGAAAAATAAAATCAAGAAGGAGAAAAAAATGCAAATACAACAGCAACAAATGCCGTTATATGCAGTCATAGCAACACAAAACAGACGGACAGGCAAGATCATCAACGCAAAAGTGTATACGTTAGCACAGATTAAAGCGATTATGTCTGATGATATTCGATCAAGCCGTTACAAACAAAAACAACGAGAAAGGAAAGAATTGTGATTTGTCAAAGATTGCCGAATTGAATACATATAAAGTTGATCCGAATCGATATTTTGATGGAAGAGAATTTATACCGCAACTGCTCGGAAAAGACATCATTAATAACTATTTTAAAGTTTTCACATTAAATAATCGTTTTTACGTATATCGAAGTGGAAAATACATACCGAATGCAAAAATGAGAATCAAAAAGCAGATACAAAAATTACTAGATTACAAAGCAAAAAAGAATCTCATTAACTTAACGCTCGATTGGATTGCAACAGAAACAGCGTTACTTGATGCCGACGACGTAAACCCGAACGACGGAATCATAAATTGCAAAAATGGTCTGCTTAACTGGAGAAACGGACAACTCAAACCGCATACGCCGCATCGGTTATCAACGATACAATTAAATGTAACTTATGACCCGACGGCCAATGATGAAGTTGTGATTAATTTTATTAAATCAATTGTTCCAGCCGATGCAATTAATACACTGTTTGAGTTTCTCGGCTATTGCTTGATTCCAACAAATAAATTTCAAAAAGCATTATTGTGTATCGGCAGTGGCGCAAATGGAAAATCAACGTTATTTAATCAGTTTACGGTCATGATCGGAAAAGAAAATATTTCAAATGTGAGTTTGCAGGATTTAGATAATAACCGTTTTAAGCCCGCGCAACTGTACGGAAAATTGATTAATATTTTTGCGGATATTCCGAAATCACCGCTACGACAGACAAGCATTTTTAAGTCCGTAACCGGTGGCGACCGAATCAGCGCCGAGTTTAAAAATGAAAATGCGTTCGATTTTACGCCGTTCGCAAAATTGATTTTTTCTGCGAACGAGTTGCCACTCACAAACGATCAATCTATCGGATTTTATCGACGCTTACTTATTATGCCGTTTCCTTATCAATTCAGCGGCGACAATTGCGATCCGGATTTAATTAATAAATTAATCACTGATTCCGCATTGTCTACCTTATTTAATTTATCTCTTAAGGGATTAAAACGATTAGAAAAAAATAACAATTTTACAAAATCTGATTCAGTCGATGAGGCGCTCGCAACTTATCGTGGGAAAGTCAATTCAATAGATAAATTTATTGAATCAGATTGCGCGATCAAAAAAGGTTATTATTGCACCGTATCAGATTTAAAAAATGAATACATAAAATTTTGTGAAGATCATCAAATCAAACCGGAAGGCATAAAGGTGTTTAATCGACATCTTATACATAAGTACAATTTAAAACAAATTCGGAAACATAATCAGCCGCATATGTGGCAGGGAATCAAAATTTTATAACTTGTAAAAATGCCGTCACAATAGGATTTTCAATTTTGATTTTCAGATTCGGGTACGCTTTTTACGATTCGGGTACGGGCATTATGGCGCGTCCTTATGCTGATAAAACGCTTTCACGTACCGGAATCTCAAAAAAACTTCAATTGATGGATTTTTTTAGTGATGTAAATATATGTAAATATACATAAGTTTTTAATAATGAGTTGACTATTTTTGAGAGATTCCGGTACGGATGTCGAAAAAATAGCATGAGATCAACCTATAATCGCGTACCCGAATCGTACCGGAATCTCAAATGTGATTTTATAAAACAGAAGAAAATGGTATTAAATCGGGCTAAATCAAATCATAAAAAAATAAAAGATTTGGGTACGCATATGTGAATGGCTATTCCCTTCCCATAGAAAAATTTTGACGGTGTTTATTCGCGAAGCGAAAAACTCCGGCAAATTGGAAGCGGATGGACGCGTAGCGGACAGCCGCTTACATCAGGCCAATTTGCCGGAGCGAAGCGAAGGCGTACTCTTACTTAATACATACATAGTTAAATTTAAGGAGATTATACATAAAATGGAAATAAATAATCAAAAAAAATTAACCTTTGCCGATAAGGTGAGGGCTTACAAAAACGGAGATAAACAAGCATTAGATAATATTTTTAATGTCCTCATTGACAAAGAAAAACATAGAATTTTGAAAATCATCATCAATGATAAAGAGTTGGCAAAAAATTACAGCCAGATTATGAAGAAGTATCGAATGATAGATTATGACGAACGGCAGCAACTGTTTCATTGCGGATTGATGGAATCAATTTATAAATTAAAAGAAGTCAAGGGTAACAAAGAAACGCTTGCATATGTGACAAGAGGAATCATCTTTAAATTTAGACAATACATAGAATCCGAAAATCATGCTCATTTTAAAGACAAAATGAATGATGAATACGATTACAGAATTGATCAAGCAGACAATAGATTAAGCAATAAAATTGAGTTGGAGAATAATATTCAGCGGGAGCAGATGAAAGTCAATAAATATAATGTGGGCTTAGATGATTTTGTTTATGATACTTATGACAAATTCTCAAGCGCAGATATGCCAGTATCGGTGTTTGATCGACATGCTTACAGTGAATATAGCCACGCGGACACATACAGCAAAACTCCAACAATGATTGATAAATTTTTAGAATATACGCCAGTTGAAAACATTTTAACCGAAGCGCAAATGAGAGTTTATCGGCTGTGGTCAATCAATCCGGATGCTAAAGATACACAGATCGCCCGCGCGCTTGCTATGAGTCAGCAAAATGTTAGCAGTTTGAAGCAAGTCATTAAAGAGCGACTAAACAATAGTTTCGATGTTTTTGTAAAACTAAATAGACATGACACACCGCGCTTAACAAGTGACATCATAGATTTTCTAGACCATATACATAAATTAAAGCAATATCATGATTTTGCCGATGATGACGAACGTCTATTCGCGGAGGTGTTCGACTTCATCAAAAAGGAATGTGCATACATAACTGATAGCGCGGCTATTAAAGAACTATTTAAAAACAAACGCAGCAACACAACAACGATTGATGGAGTCCTTAGCGAGAATTGGACGGCGGCAAAGAAGCCATCCGTGAACGCTCAGAAGGCGCTCAGAAAATTAGAAAAAGCAATCAGCCAGAATGATATAGAGTGCATCTCAAAAGCCGATAGAGGCCGTTTAGTGAAGCATATCGTTGCTGCTTTTGAAAGATATTTAAATAAATATAAGAATAGTATCATTAAAAACGCAAAGACAAACAGATGTGTGCGACAACAGACAAAATCGGCTTAAATTGATAAAAAATCAATAAATTAATTGTAAAAAAATGTTTGTTTTAAAGTGAGAAAGGATATTTTCTTCTTCTCAGTCAATTTATTCACCACACGTCTAGTAAAGTCCTTTTACACTCCTTTTTATATCAGGCGACCGCCTTCCCTAATCCTGCGGTCGCCCTTCTCTTTTTATCTATTAAATTAATTTGTTAATTTTAGAAATATTTAATAGATAAAAAGAGAGGAATTATTTCCTCTCAATGGGGTTGCTGGAAATATTAACTCTTTTTGGTGCCGCATTTTTCTGTTAATTTTCCGGTTTATCCGAGGTGGATAAAAAAGCGGCAGCGGCTGGCCGACCGTTGGGAAAATTCCGCGCGGTTTTTTCCTTGTGGCTAAAAAATTAATTTTTAAATCTAAATGAAAGGGTGTTAAATTTTATGGAATTTACTGACGAGCAACAAGAAGCGATCAATAAAAAAATCGCAAACGAGCGCAGCAAGTGGGAAAAGGAGGCATTACAGCCGATTCAAAAGGAACTGGAACAAACGAAAGCGAAACTCCCGCATGAGCCGACGGACGACGAAAAAGCATTAGCGGAAAAACAATCGGAATTGTGGCGTCGAGAAGTTGGCGTGACCCTCAGAGAAAAAGGTTTAGCCGATTTTGACGGATTAATTACCGCAAAAGACGAAAAGGAATTAGCGGCAAAAATCGATAAACTAGAAAAGATTGTAAACAGCTATAAGATCGACAACTCGTATAAACCGGCCGCACATGGTACAGGCGATGAGTACGCAAAAGCCGCACAGGAACACAACACGCAAAGCATGATTAAGACAAAGTTATCAAAATTGTTTAGTTGATTATTGACTAAAAGCAATACATAAGCAATATCCGGAATAAAAGGAGATAAAATCTTACATAAAAAGGAAATGATATTTTACAATGTTTTCAAGTGATAATTTTACAAACGCCGAAAAAGTTTCGCTGAGTCAAGAACTCGCGATCATCGGCGCGGAGGACACACCGCTTTCAACACTACTTTTGACGAGCGGTAAGACGGAACAAGCAACGTCAACAATCTTTTCATACATTGAAAAAACATTAGACGATACAGCCGACATTAGCGCAAAAGAGGGTAGCGATGACATTGTCGATGTTGCAAGTGCCCGCGCGCAACTTTCTAACATTGAGCAAATTTTTAAGAAGGGCGCAACGGTATCCGGCTCTGCGCTTGCCATGAAAGCAACGCAATTTTCAGAAGAAATTAATGATCGGCTCCTTGAACTTAAAATGAACATGGAAGACGCTTTCTTCAATTCGACAAAGGACGACGGGAGTAAATCTCCGTACGTTCGCCGCATGTCCGGACTCATTGAAGCAGCGGACGCAAACAATTCGGTTAATGTCGGTGAAATGACGCAAGCAGTTATCAAACAAGCCATGCGAAACTTGTGGGAAAAGAAACTTGTAGCCGGTAATTATTACGCGTTTGTCAATGCTGACATAAAAGATCAAATCGACGCGCTTTATGATTCGCAGGTTCGTTACAATCAACCGGTAACGTCGCCCTTTGGAACGCTTGTCAATCAGATTCAGACAAACTACGGTCTGCTTAATGTAGTATTAAGCCGACATGTTCCGGTAGACAAAATCGTAACGGTAAATGACGCTTACCTTGCGGTTGCTTTCTTGCGGCAGCCAGTATTCGAGCCATTAGCAAAAACCGGTGATAATGTGCGCGGTCAAGTTGTTGCTGAAGCAACTCTGAAGATTGCAAGCCCGAAGGCCGTTTCTGTTACGACTGTTGTTACACCGGAACCGACAACGAGCACGACAACACATGCTTGATTTAAATTAGGAATAGGAATAAAAGGAGTTTCCAATGTGCGCCTGTTGGCGCGCTTTTTATTTTTGATTATTGATTAAAAAATTAATCAATGAAGAAAGAAGGTTACATAATTTATGGACGATGTGATAGCAAATTACCGCATGAAGCGCATTTATAAAAAAATAAAGTTAAAGCAAATCGCCGACTATTTAAATGTCTCGTCATCGCTGATTTGCCGTTACGAACACGGTTTGAGCATGAGCAAGTCAAATGTCAAGCTATATCGATATTTTATTGATAACTACAAAATAGATAATACATAAAAGGAGAGCGAAGGAAATAAATTGCTACGCTCTCCTTTTATTCTGTTTTTTTTTGGATAAAAGGAGAAGCATTTTTGAAGTTGAATAAAAGGAGAAGCAACATAGTAGTTAGAGAATAAATAATAGAGAGCGGAACGCAATATTTATTCCGCTGATATGGACAGTTATTTTACTGAGAAAGCGCCCGTTTGGACGCTAGAAACAAGCAAAAAAAGAGATTTAATTCTTGGAGATGATATTGATTCGCTCGCTTCCTGTTACTTGCTAGAAAAAATTACAGCGGGCAAGTGGTCGATCAACAAATTTTACGATTTTATGTCGATTTATAAAGCGGCAAATGAAAAGAGTTACCGTTCAATCGGCGTTGATATGTCATTAGTGCTGAAGGGCTTCTACTGTTTTGATAATCATGTGAATCGGTTAATGTCGGGGCTAGATTTTAGTAATCCGGCGATGTTTAATGTTAATCTATTCTACAAGCAAAACGAGCGCTACATCGCCCGCGATCAATACGAATTAAAGTATTCGCTATCTACGTTGCTTGAGATATGGTCGTATTATGATTTACTGCTACCCGAGAGCGACACCGGAAAAGCGCTATTGCTCGCGATTGACACATCATTTAAAGGTTACTACATTAATCGCTTTCATGATACATACAAATTCTGGATATTAAATTGTCTACGTTTTCCGCAACTACTCCGCATCTTAAAGCAGCATGATGCCGCATATTTTTACAATCTCATCAAAAAATACCAACTTAGCAACAAAATCAGAATAGATGAAAACGGACAACTTCAAACTAATATTGACTTGAAAAGTGTATCTCATCTGTTAGGGTTTGACATTAAGTTGACCGATAAGAGATTCATTAAAATTAAAGAGTTTAAACAAGTGAGCGGTAAAGTATGCGACACACATTTACCGGACAAATGGAAAAAGAATGTATTTTCATTTGCATTTACCGGAAAAAATTATAACGTTTGGACACAAAAGTAATTGAAAGGAGACAATAAAAAATGATTAGGAAAAAGAAACGATTAGACATTTACGAAGCATTAAAGAAAATCGGTTTAAATAATCGCCGATACTTTGTCTACAAATTCCCGCAATTTAAGCAGGTAGATAGAGATAAGCAGTACGCAACTTTTCAAGATTTTTTGCACTCATGTAGCAGAGAAACAGACACCGCTTTCAGAAACTGGGAAAATACCGATGAATATAAAAATTTAGTAATGCTTGCGCTGGACGCGGAAGCGACAAATGACTTAGTCAAAGCGTACGAGGCCACGCGCGATAAGGCCGTTCAAGGCGACGACAAGGCAATTCGATTGATGCTTACTCTACAAAAAGAGATCGCCGAGAGACGCAAGCAGGCAGAAAAATTCTTCTCGGACGAAAAGAAAAAAGACAAAGACGAGGAAAAGAGCAAGGACGATGATTTAATTTGAGCAAAATTGATAACGTCATGGCCGACTTCCCGAGATTTTGCATCAATTTTATTAGAATAACAGATAACGAAAACAAGTTGATTAGATTCGATTTAAACGATGCACAAAGGGACTTATACAAGTTAATTAAAAATAACAAGCATATTGTTGTCAGCAAGGCACGGCAGAACGGGACAACGACGATGTTACTTGCTTATGCCGTATGGCGAGCGGTCAGGAACAAGAACGAACGCATCATCATCGTAAGTTACAAGCAAGATTCAGCCACTGATTTATTTAACAAATTGAAAATGATGAACGAGTATTTGCCGAGGAAGAAGTATGTCGGACTGTTTACCGCAACAAAGCGATCAAACAGAGACGAACTCGTATTTGCTAACGGGAGCCGCATTACGTCCGCGACGGCCGGAAATAAAGATCTCGGTCGCGGTTCTACATATACAATGATACTCATGTCCGAGATTGCATTTTATGCTGACATAAAAGATCAACTCGTATCAGCCGAGCAATCGTTAGCAAAAGGTTCAGAAAGTAGAATGTTCCTTGAGAGTACAAGCAATGGTTTAAACGAATATTACGAAATTGTTAAAAATGCAGCGAAGGGTAACAGCAAATACAAATTATTCTTCATTCCATGGACTCATAAGTTATATTTGAAACAGTTCGCGGGTGAATTTGACGAAGCCGAAAAATGGTATAGAGAAACAAATCACGGCAGACGGTTAGATAGACATGATTTGTTGACTAGTGAGAAGCCGCTATACAAAGCAGCGGGTAATTACCGTTACATAATGTGGCGCAGGTGGAAGATGTTAGATTTGGGCGAAGACGCTTTCAAACAGGAATTTCCCAGTAATTGGATGGAGTCATTTATAACGTCGAATAAAAATGTATTTGACGCCGAGAAGATATTGAATCGCTTGAATTATGTTATGCCGCCGATGAGCAGTGAAGAAGCAAAAGCAGCGTTACCGGAAAAGTTAAAGCGATACATAACAAGAAAAAATCTATATATCTACCATCTGCCGAAGCAAGGACAAAGGTATTTTGCAGGCGTCGATGTATCGTCCGGCAGCGGTTCTGATTATTCAACGATGACAATTATCAGCGCCGAGGGAGAAGAAGCCGCAACATTCTTCAGTAATAAGGTTCCGGTGTACGAATATGCCGCGATTATCGACGAGTTAGGAAAATTTTATAACTACGCGTTTATCTGCGTTGAACGTAATAGTTTCGGCACGCCGTTGCTTGAGAGATTGAGAAAAGAACGAAACTATCTAAACTTATACAAGCAAAAGAGTTTTGATGAACACGGTAAACGGCAATTCAAACTCGGATGGCAACTATTACCAGCGAACAAGCCGACCTTGATTACGGATTTCAAGGAAGCATTTGAGCGTGGCTTAATGCTGATACATACAAAAGAGTTGTTGCAGGAGATGCAAATATACCAAGATACAGCAGGCAGGATGGGAAACAAGCAGGGTAAAGATAATCACGACGATTTAATATATTCGGCCGCGTACGCGTGGCAAGCCGAAAAAACGGGTAAATGGTACGTCTAATAAGCAAGGAGCGAAAACATGAATAATATGGACATGTCGGAAACAGAAAATTATAGAATACCTAAGCAGCGACAAAGTAGAAAAATAATCATAAAAAAATACGATAAAGACGGCAAAGTTAGATTTGTTTTTGCTTTTCGTCCTCCAAAAGTCATATAAGATTATTTAATGATTGTTTAAATGTGACATGAATCACAATCAGAAAGAAGGATTATTTAACATAAAATGGAATCATTACAAGAATACATAAAGGATAAATATAACGGACAAAGCGATTGGTTTGTATCAGTTGTCAATGATGCGGCCGCTCAAATTAGAATTAACGGTATCTTAGATAAAAAAGAATACCTTGACGGTAAGCACTTAATCACGGCTCGACAAAATGAAAAATGGAACGGCAAGGAGTTTAAAGTTAGACGAATCACATTGCAATATGCTAAAACGATTCTAAACTTTGCGACCGCGTATTTGCTTAAGAATCCGGTGACGCTGAGCGGCGATGAGAAGGTAGTTGCTGCATTAAAGGACGTATATAATAAAGCTAGATTGAATCGTAAAGATCGGGAAATACTTGACAAAATGCTAAAATACGGCGATTGCTACGAGTATCTATATTTTGACAATGACAAAAATATTTTATCGCATATTATAGACCCTGCCGACGCTTACCCGATTTATGATGATAGCAACAATCTTATTGGATTTATTGAGAGTTGGACGAGCGCAGATTCATTAGTAAGTTACTATGTTATATATACAAATGAGAATGTTTATCAATACGACAACAAAGGAGGGACGTTGCATTTAACTAATACAAGCGATAATGTAAGCGGACTACCGATTCATTACAAGAATCAGAGTGAAGTTGATGACCGATACGGGAGAAGCGATTTAGATGATTACATTAGTATTCTTGACAGCATGGAAGATTTACTAAGCAAGAATACCGATGCGCTATATCGCTACATGAACGGTATACCAGTTGTCACAGGTCAGCAGTTGAAGGGTGAGGGACTACCGCAAGATGTAGTAGGCGGTGGGATTGTTCTAGATGATGGGGCGACGTTCGATTTTAAGAGTAACAATATTGACAGACAAACGTTTGAGACAATCCATAAAACTCTCATGCAATCGCTACTTGATATTAGCATGACACCGGCTGTATCAATGAATAAGACCGATATTAGTAACTTAAGTGAAGTTAGTATACAATTACTTTATTCTTTAGCAGATATTAAAGCATCATTAAACGCTGAATACCTAAAAGCCGGATTTGAACAACGATTCGACCAAATAAGACATATGTTAGCGATGCAAGGCGTTGTGTTTAAAGATGAAGATTATGAGACGTTGCATGTCGTATTTAGTGCGGCGACACCGAAAAATGAGAGCGAGATTATTAGTAATCTACAGACATTACAGCAAATGAAAGCAATCAGTTTACAAAGCATCTTAGAAAACGTGCCGTATGTCACAGATGTAAACGAAGAGCTTCAACGCGTTAAAGCGGAGAGTCAAGAAAATAATCAAGATACGAGTAATAATGTAATTGAGAATGGAGACGAGAGTATGGGAGAGAATGGAAATAGTGGGGAATAAATTATTTCCCGGGAAATAATTATTACAAAATTAATCTCGCATGTAAAGGCCTAAACCTTGACACGTGAGTCAAAAAAAGAAGGTGTGGTCATATGTAAAAAATTTACATTAATTAAAATCGGCATATAATACTCGTTATCGGTCACTGGCAAATGTCAAGGTTTATGGTGAATAGCACAATTTGTATGGTGACTTTTTAAAAGCGGAAAGATTACTTCGTATAATATACATTTTACGAAGTAATGTATTTTGATATTGAAGTAAAAAATGCCTTCACAATAGTATTTTTGACTATATGCTTATTTTTAAGTTGTAGTAATCTATTTTGTGGCGATATATTTTCAAATAAAGCCGTAAAATCGCCTAAATTTTGGTAGTAATAAAACACAAATTTTATGGTGAATAGCGTAATCTGTATGGCAGGAAGTGGGGGCAGTGGTACCCCCAAATTGTAAAATTTTGCTTATGCAAACCAATTTTCACACGCCCATAATTTATAGTTTCTAGCGTCCAAACGGGCGCTTATTTTATTTACATTTTATTACAATAAAGTATCAAAATAATAAGGAGCAAAAATAATATGAATTACCTAGATCGAACTAAACTAGAACTATCAAATATAGCACAATCAGACGACGAACTGACAATTCGCTTGCAGGAGTCCGGTATAGCCGACCCGACAACTGACTATTCGCCGACTTCATCTGCTGACCGAAAGGCCGTTTATATGGCCGTTTTATCTATCCTAGAAAGCATCGCAAATGACCCGCAACAGATGCGGACAATTAAAGAAGAAGATCAGTCAATATCAGACATCGCGGCAAATCTACAGAACCGCATCGATCAATTAGAAAGAAAAATTAGAATGATAAATTCAAATGATAGCGACGGAAACAACGATTCCTCATATTTTAATCTATTCCGAGATTGAAGAAAGAAGGTTATATTATATGTCACAGATAAACAATCCGTTTCAGACGAACCCCACAGACACACTATACATATTCAATCAGTTATCAAAAACGATTCAATTAAACGGCACGGAAGACCGAGCGATTTTAACCCATTCATCATTGAACACATCATTTGATGATTATAAAATTACGTCGCTTAAACATCTACAGCGAGGCGACGTAATTCTATACAACAACAAAAAGTATCTCATCATATCCGAAGTTAATGACACGCGACGCAGTGGTAAGTATCGTGCAATCATGCGTCTACTGCCGTTTTATGTACATGTGCAAACAGGTACAGAACGCAAAATAACAGGACATCGTTCTAATGGTGACCCCATTTATGAAGAAACACCGATTTATAGCGATTTTGATTGTTACGTACAGAATCAGCCGCAAATGAACGTCAACAGCGGTGGTACATTTAATTTTCTAGAGGGACAATTTTATATTGTGACCTATGACAATGCCGAGAGTCAAAAAGTAATAGTAAATAATGTGTTCACGCTAAATGATTATAATTGGCACGTTGATTTTATTGACACAAGCAAAACAGGATTGCGGATATTTAAAGTGAGCGTGACAGATTCAGAAGCATAAAATGCTTGACATGCCCCGTAGCCGTTAATGTGACTAGAAAACAAGGTCAACCGGGCAGTTGGGTACACTTGTAAGGAAATAAATTTTATTAAGTTTTATTACGACCTATGTTTAACATAGGTCGTTATTTTTTTTGAAGTGGAATAAATTAAGAAAATAATAACGCCCAAATTATAAGATTATGGACGTTATTATAGATTATCACTTATATTTTTTTTGTCCACTTTTCCGCGAGTTGCCTCGATCAATCAGCGTCTCAACTGGACTATATTTTCGATGCTGTTCGCTGACATCATTAACTGAAAACTTTACATATCGGTCAGTCATCGTGTATGATGTATGCCCAAGTATTCGCATGAGCGATGATGGATCACCACCATTTTTTAAATATTTCACCGCGAAGTAGTTCCTAAAAGTGTGAGGGCTAACTCGTGCGTCGTCAATCCCCGCTTTTCGTCCGTATCGTTTCAACATCTTTGCAAATGATCCTGCATAATAGCGTTCTCCAAATTGTGTGAGCCACATATAATCATTTGGTTTTACTGCCGTGTATGATTCATACTCTTGCAACTTCTTCGATGTCAACCGCGATAACGGTATTGTTCTATCAAATTTTCCTTTCGATATTTCCGCTGGAATAAGTACCTGATTGACATGAAAATCAAAATTCTTTACGCGCAGATGTGTTAATTCTCCGACACGCATACCGGTATCAAGCAGCAGCAACATCATGCAGTAATCGCGGAATTGCGTAAACACTCGACAATTAGGCACAGCAAGCAATTTTTTAATATCATTGTCCGTAAATATTTTAAAAGTGTTGTTATCTTCCGGTAAATATTCAATTTCAT